GGAATCGCCAAAAATCCCGCAATATTTCCCGTCGGTCGTAATGTACCAACGTCACGGCGAAAAATATGAAATGTTCACCGCTTCGACAGCAACGGTTGATCTAGCCAACCCGGCGCCGTTTGCAATGTCTGACACCTATCCGACCGAAACCGGCCTAGCCGAGTTCTTTCGGATTTTGAAGGAGCAACCGGAAGGTGATAACGAACAGCACAGTAATCAAAAACCTCTCATTCGCCCTAGAGGCGCTATCACGCATCCAACAAATCTCCGACGTGTATGACCAAGTCCACACGTTGCTGAGACATGAGCTAGATCTAGCACAGGAGCAGCCAAAAGAGGAACCATTAGAAAAACTATCTCCAGCAGGCTTTCCACAGTTTAACACCAAACACAGGTCCTAAAAATGGCAAACTTTGAATCAATCCTCGATCAGCCCTTTGAAGAAAAAGCAGAGCGCCCGAAGCCCCTGCCCGTCGGCACCTATCTCACCGTCATCCAGGGCCCACCTGAGGAAGGAGTCTCTAACCAAAAGAAAACCCCCTTCATCCGCTTTACACACAAGATTGTCAGCGCCGCTGACGATGTAGACCCGGACGCTTTGGACGAGATAGGCGGCATCGCCGACCGCACAGTCGCGAACACCTACTATCTGTCTGAGAACGCCCTCTATCGCCTCGATGATTTCTTCGAGCATTGCGGCGTGGATTTGGATCAAGCCAAGAAACGGAAGATGTCCCGCAAGGCCATCGCCGAGTCTTTGCAGAACTCCGAGGTGTATATCACCATCCGTCACCGGCCTTCGCAGGACGGGAAGGATATGTTTGCTGAAATCAGTGGCACCGCGGCGGCCTAACTAAGGGAGTAGGAGGGGCTAATAACCCCTCCTACTATTTCAATGGTCGACTTTGCTAAACTAAACGAACAGAACGCTAAGACCAGAGAGTGGCAAACAACTGAGATAGGTACGGCCTTTATTAGGTTTGAGAATGCCATGGCTAGTTATTGGCAGAATGATCAAAGCAAAATAATAAGCGAACGTAGACTTAGAGAGCTAGATAACAAAATGCAAGAGACAAGAAAAGAATTTCTCTTACTTCTGAGGGGCTGGTGAAACCAATCGTCCTTCTCGGCGAAGCCTGGGGCGAAAAAGAGGCCCGCATTGGCCAGCCCTTTGTCGGCCCGTCAGGTATCGAGCTTCTCCGTATGCTAGACCAAGCCGAAGTCATTAAACTTACCGTTGCCGATCAAGACTACATCCGCCGCTATTGGCAAACCGAGAACCCCGAACTAACCGACATGGTCTGGCGCCTTCATCCCGAAGTCGTTCGAATGAATGTTTTCAACTTGAGGCCCGAGAACAATGACATATCCAACCTCTGTGGACCCGCCCCCGGGCTTAAAGGATACCCAAAACATGAAAAAGGATACATCCGAGAAGATTTTAGAAGCCATCTGCATCGTCTTAGTAGTGATCTCGATAGCATCGATCCTGTTCTTGTTGTGTGTTTGGGTAGCACTGCACTTTGGGCCCTCTGTGGGACCAACGCCATCAAGGCAAGCCGCGGACGCCCACGCATGTCTACCCATACGATTTCAGGATTTAAATGCCTTCCTGTCTACCACCCAGCCTATATTCTGCGTAACTACTCAGATCGGCCTATCACAATATTGGATCTATCAAAAGCCCCGAGACTAGCCCAAACTCAAACTGTAGAATTTCCAAAACGGGAAATTTGGATCGAACCATCCCTCGCTGACATGGAGAACTTCTTTGACCAACATGTCCCTCCCGGCACACTCCTTTCTGTTGACATTGAGACAGCTAGAGACTTCATTACATGCATCGGCTTCGCGCCCACAAGACACCTTGCGCTCGTCGTACCTTTCTATGACGGACGACGAGCGCTTCGTAATTACTGGCCAGATACAAGAAGTGAGGCAGCTGCTTGGGGAGTTATTACAAGAGTGCTACAGGACCCCACAATTTATAAGCTCTTCCAAAACGGACTCTATGACATTGGGTTCCTCTACAGATCCATGAAAATCCGGGTGATGGGGGCGAGGCATGATACCATGTTGCTCCATCATGCTTTACAGCCCGAACTCGAGAAAGGTCTTGAGTTTCTCGGCAGTGTCTACACAGAAGAAGGAAACTGGAAACGTGAGCATAGGCAACAGACCAGTAAGAGAGGATCGTGATTGCATGGACTGCGGGTGCCCTCCAGACTGCCCTCAGATAATTAACACAGTTTGGCACCGTTTGGGCCTGAACGATGAGACCCTTCTGTGCTTGGATTGTTTCGAGCGCAGGGCAACGCGGAGGCTAACCATAGATGATGTAGAAATATATGGGTGGATGAACCGTGTACTTCGTAGGTTGATAAATAGAGCGAAAGAAGGACGCATATGATACTGAGCATAGGCAACAGACTTCGAAGCGCGGTTCGTAAGTGGCTTGGCACTGATGTCTTTGATGAAATCCTAGATGCTAATCTAGCAACACAACAACTAATAGCCAAGTTATACGATAAAAGTAACATACAGACCATGTTAATGGCTCGCATTGTTGCTAAATTGGAGCCTAATTTCACGCGCGATCCTTCAAGCAAAGAGGCCCGTGAGGAGTCCGATCGTATCGGCGCCGAAGTCATCAGGAAAATCGAGGCCGAATACGCTGCTTCTCGGAAAATGACTCCGTGAAAATAATCCAAACTGAATCTCGCCACCAGCAACCCCTGTCCAAGTTCGAACAGGACATGATCTACAACGGCCTCGATTGTTGTTGCACCCGTGAGATTTTCGATGAAATACTGCCTCAATTGGGGCCAGAGACTGCACAGACGTACAGGTTCTCCCGCGCTCTGCAAGGTCCTATCCTACACATGTCACTGCGGGGCATTCTTGTGGATCAGGGGCGACGCCAAGCGGTCGTGGAAGATCTACATGAAACCCTCGACACGCTGGAGGACCAACTCACAAGAATTGTCCGTGATGGTGTCGACTTCCAAGGCTTCGTTTGGACTTCCCCGACCGACCTCAAGGAGCTCTTTTACGACCACCTCAAAATCCCCGAGATTAAAAATAAAGGGCGGCCAACAACCGACGCTAATGCGCTCGAAAAGATCCAACAGTACACGGTCGGCCGCCAAATTGCCCGACACATTCAGATTATGCGCGAGATATCGAAGCGTATCACCGTTCTCCAAACTCAGCTTGGTGCTGACGGACGGATCCACACAAGTTATAATATCGCCGGAACTAACACCGGAAGACTTAGTTCTAGTGAGGATGAATTCGGCGAGGGTGGAAATCTACAAAACCTCGAAGAAGGGCTTCGATCGATATACGTCGCCGACCCAGGGATGAAGTTCGCAAAGTTTGACGCCAAATCAGGAGAAAGCTATGTCGTCGGAGCCCTCGAATGGAACATATTTAACGATGGACGGTACCTTGACGCTGTCGACTCCGGGGATGTCCATACAGCAGTTGCTAAGCTGGTGTGGCGTGACCTTGGATGGACAGGAGACAAGCGTCACGATAAGGAAATCGCCGAGCGGCCATACTACCGGCATCACAGTTACCGTTTCATGTGCAAAAAACTGGGTCACGGTAGCAATTACGGAGGACAACCTTTTACCCTTGCTCAGCAATCTCGTCTCCCTATCTCAGAAGTCCAGCGGTTCCAGCCCCTCTACTTCGGCGCCTTCCCAGCCCATCGACGTTGGCAAGATTGGACTGCGGATAGAATCCTTAGAACAGGAAATCTTGTCTCTCTACTCGGCCGTAAAAGATGGTTTCACGGGCGGAGAAATGAACCCGCTACTATACGCGAAGCTATTGCATATGACCCACAATCCTCGCTTGCTGATTATGTCAATCAAAGAATGCTTGACCTCTGGCAACACCCCATCGCCGAACTCGTAGCCAATGACCACGACGCCTTAACCTTTACTTATCCAGAAGAACAAGAAGACGAAATTGTACCAAAACTGTGGGCTAGTCTGCCTGGGAGGATTATTCTAAATGAAGGCCGTGAAATGGTTATCCCGTTTGATGGAAAGGTTGGTTGGAACCGGGGAGATTTCTCCGATAAGAATCCCGACGGTTTGAAAGATTACAATGGCACAGACACAAGGACCCGCCAAGCGCAAGTTGGAGTCTTGGATCGCCCGTTTCATAGAACAAACAGGCGCTTTAGAAAGCCCGGAGCTTTTTAGAAAATGGACAGCAATAGCAACAATCGCCGCGGTGCTGGAACAAAAAGTGTTCCTGATGACAACCAGCCCGGTGTATCCAAATCTGTACACCTTCCTCGTCGCCCCTCCCGGCGGTGGGAAGTCCCGTGCTATAGATTTAGCCAGGGACTTGATCACTGCCTTGCCCGATCCCTTCATTGCCCCGACCTCCGTAAATGCCGCATCTATAATTGATCACATAAAGGAATGTAAACGCGTTCTTCTTGATCTGCCCAATCCTCCTATTGAATATAATTCTATGTCCATCCTCGTGGGCGAGTTTGGTACTTTTATGTCGCAATATGACGATGATCTTATGGCTATTCTTACTGAGTTTTACAATGTTCGCCCTTATTCTCAACGCCGCCGAGGTAACCAGCTTCATATCCCGATTGACCGTCCGCAACTAAACATGCTTATAGGAACCACTCCCTCAAATCTAATGAAGTTTATGCCGGAGAATGCGTGGGGTCAAGGGTTCGCCTCCCGTATTCTCTTTATCTATCCCCCGGACGGAAAGGATATAGTAGATGACTTTGCCCCCCGGCAACTCACAATCACAACAGATCTTATCCACGACCTGGGGGTCATCAACACCATTGGAGGACAATTCAGCGTCAGTGATCATTACCGTAACGACGTCAATCAATGGCGTGAGTCAGACGAAAACATTCCACCTAAGCCGACACACCCCAGGTTATTGCACTATAACTCTCGACGAAAAGAACATCTGTATCGATTATCTATGGTCAGCGCTATCGACCGAGGAAACGCAACCATCCTTGACCACGAGGACTTCGTACGAGCCCTTGGATGGCTAATAGAGGCTGAACAGTTTATGCCTAAAATCTTCGAGGCGGGGGCTTCGCCGGATTCGCAAGTAATGGACGAGGTCTTTGTTCTTATTAAAAAGGCTGGCACAATGGGCGAGGGGCAGCTTATTCGCTACATCCGGCAGCGGGTGCCTGCTTACGCCGTGACTAAGATAGTTGAAGTAATGGTTCAGGCCGGGATGATTGTGGAACTTAACCGCAATCGTCTTGGCCTTCGAACCTTCAAGGCAGGGTCAGATCAATCGTGACCGCGGCGGTAGATCTGATCCACCCTAGAAACGATCCCCTGGATTTGTATCTGCAATCCACGCAGAATATGCACATTCTCTTTGTGCCGATTATCATCCGCCTTCTCCCGCATTTCCGCTTCGCGTTCAAGCAAAGCAATTCTATTTTCCAGCGCGTCTATCTTGCCGGATTGTTTGTAAACAAATCCCGCCACTGTCAACCCCGCTGTCCAGATAGCGCCAACCATCCATTCAACAAGGCCCCAGCTAGCAAATACTCCGTTCTGTGGCTCGCCTGGGGTCATCTACCTAGCTCCTTAGTTAGCCACTGCCGCACTGGCGATTTCGGGCCCTTGTTTGTACCGTATCGTAGGCCCGCCGCCCAATCCCACGCGCCTTTAGGATGCTCTCTATGGTTCAGGTAATTCGTAATATATTCGGCCATCTTACCTTCCTGAGCGTTGACAAGGCCGGACGCGTATCCAGTCATGATCGTAAGATGCTCGAGAAATTTACCTGCCCGCGCTGCGGTCAGCGCCTTTCCGGACTCCAGGTCCCGAAGGGTGTCTGTGAATCCCTTAGCTGTGTCATTGAGGATACCGATATTAGGATCCCTGGCATTGATGACGGAGTAGGCTACGTCTCTGATAAAGGGCAAGCTGCTGGTAACAGCGGTAAGAGCAAAACCGACAGCTCTGTGGAGGAGCCCTTGCCTGGGGTCACCCCCGCCGCTAGCCAGTTCTTCGAAGAAGGTCGGCAGGACACCGTAGTAAAACAGCATCGAAGCAATTTTAGGTACGCCGGAGACAGCCTCCTTTATATCCCCCTCGCGGGCCAGGTGATACGCATCTTTAATTCGCCAACCGATTTGATATTGTTTTTGAAGAATTTCATTGAAAAAGCCGTAGAGTTGTGTAACGGAGTTGGCGACGGGGTTACGTACTCGCATGATTTCAGGTTTGTTGGTAAAAACGGACGAGCCGTGGGCCTGCCTAACCGCCCGATCAGCGAGGAATTTTGCGTTGCCCTCGTCAGTACCAAAAGCGATTTGTTTCTTGTATTCTGCAAGCCATGTGGGGACGGCACTTATAAGGTCACTCACAGCGACGGGATATTGGCCGAAGTACATAGCAACGTCGCGGGCCTTGAGGTAAGAGTTGATCGGGCCTGTGCGCAGCCCGCTGATCTTGATATTACCAGTATCGCCCTTGATAAGATCGAAGAAGTTATGCATGCGACGGGCGAGTTCATCACTTTTATCCATGGCCATCTTCCAGTCAGTCGAAGCCGAGAAGCCGCCACGTATAATAGCTCCCGCCTCGCGCGCAAAGTTGACCGGCCCAACCTGCTGCAAGCTATTTACGAGTGCCGTCGGGAAGTGTTTGAGTACCGTGCCTGGATTGAGGCCAATGAAAGTACTGACGGTGTTTCGAACCAGTCCGGCAAAAACATTGTTGACTGCTGACATAACTGGCGTGTCGGTATTAGCTTGGTTAGCAATGTCTTTCAAAAACGGCCGCATCATACTTGCTGAGGTTTCGCCATGATATGCCTTGATAGCGTCCATGAACTTCCGGTTCTCAAAGAACTTGTTCAGTTGAATCACCGCCGGGCGCATGGCGACGTCATGGATATACTGACGGAGAGTCGGCTCGATAGCATCAAGGCTAAGCTGAACCGGCCCGTTATAACCAGTCCGGGCGATAGTGTGCCGCTGATTAGTGGTGGCACGCCTGTACCCTTTGTCTTCCAGCGCGTTAGCCCCTATCGTTGGTTCGGGCGGTCCCTTGCCGACACTCCGGTCGTATTCAATTGGATGATACCAGCCAGAACGCTTCACCCCAAACGGGTCCGTGAATTCTTGGAGGGGAACTTTCACGATCCCCACGCCGCTGACGTCGTAAGACATACGGTCGGCTATTTTGAAAATGTCCTCAAAAATGTCCCCGAAGCCTTGGGCTCGGTCCCAATCCTCCTTGGTAGTATTCGCCTTAACCCACGCGCGGACCTCCTCTGGGTCTACCTTCCAGCCTTTGACAAGCTTGTCAAAGTTCGACTTGTTCCCCGTGTGTTGAAGAACGCCAAGCACATTCCGCCGGGTCAACGGCAAGGCATCGCCATTTGCGTCGCGGAATATCTTGTTATCGACCGCCTTATTGATATTGTCAATCTTATCGAGAGCATTGAGCTTGCGCTGATATTCGTCTAACAAACGGTCTTTATAGTTGGCCGCCTCAGTGTACGTTCTAACAATAGTTTGGTTGAAAATGCCATGTGGATCATCACGATCGAAACGATTGAAAATAGATTCAAGCTGGACCGCCATCCAGCCAAAGCCTTTGCGGGCTTTACCTACAGCCCCAGCGCCAGGGCCCATATCAGGCTTTCTAGCCTTGGGGGGACCGATGGTCTTGAGCTTCTCGACCTC